GAGCTATGGATTATAAGAATATGAAAAAGCTTTTAACTGATTCTCTTAAACAGAAAATCGAAGAAGAAGCAGCAAGCTTAAATCTTATTAAAGTCAAACGAGGTAATAAACTACCTCTATGAATGATCCTTTTGAGTCTTACAAATTATATAACGCGCTTAAACTCCATTTCGAAACAGATGGATATGATGCGATTAAATATCATTTTAAGACTTCAGTAAAACCTACATCATTTTTTAAACGAAAAGATAAGTTCTTTTTTGCCAAGTTAGCAAAGACATATGAGAAAGAATTAAAAGAATTCTATATTGCTAACTTTAAAAATGATGTTAAGTATGTCGGTGATATGCTTAATGAAGGTGGAGAAAAATATTATAGAGACCATAAAAAAGTTATGGAATCTTTAACGTATCAGTTTCAAACTGATATAAATAAACTTAATGATATGGATGTGACATTTGATTCTCTTTTAGAAGCAGAAGATAATAATCATCCATTGATTATAAAGCTTTGGATGCAAGAAGAAATACTCTTAGAAACAGTAGTTATCTTGGATTCAATACTTGGTTTTGTAGAACGTGAAAATAAAAAGATTACGGACACAATTATTTGGCCGGACATCTATCGTAAGATAATGAAATACAAACCATTCGTAAAGTTTGATCGAAATAAATGTTTAAATTTATTGAAAGAAACCTTTACAAATGCCACGTAATGTGGTATAATATTATTATGAATAAAGTGGATAATTCAGTAATACAGTGTAAATACAGGAGAAATATATGTCACTAGAAAATCTAAAGAGCATGCGAGGCTCGTCAATCGACAAACTCGTAAAAGCAGCAGAAGCGGTATCAACAGCAAAAACAGAATCTAATTCTTATGAAGACGATCGTTTTTGGAAACCGACGAGAGATAAAGCAGGAAACGGTTATGCCGTAGTCAGATTCCTACCAGCCAAAGAAGGTGAAGATCTTCCTTGGGTAAGGTATTGGGATCATGGGTTTAAAGGCCCTACTGGCTTATGGTATATTGAGAACTCTTTAACATCTATTGGACAACCAGATCCAGTGAGCGAATCAAATGGTTTACTTTGGAACTCTGGTCGCGATGAAGATAAAGCTCTTGCTAGGGAAAGGAAAAGAAGACTGCATTATGTATCAAACGTGCTCGTCGTCTCTGATCCCGACAATCCTCAAAATGAAGGAAAGGTATTCCTTTATAAGTTTGGTAAAAAGATCTTTGATAAGATTATGGATGTCATGCAACCTCAGTTCGCTGATGAAGATCCAGTAAATCCTTATGATTTCTGGGAAGGCGCTGACTTCAAAATCAAAATCAGAAAAGTAGAAGGGTGGGTCAACTATGACAAATCAGAATTCTCTTCACCAGCCTCATTATTTGATGGCGATGAAGCAAGACTTACTGAAGTCTATGACAGACTCTATAGCTTACAGGATTTCTTAAAGCCTGAAAACTATAAAACTTATGATGAATTAAGTATGAAACTCAATAAGGTATTAGGAGTAAGCGCAGGTCATGCACCAGCAGCTGATCCATTCCAAGCTGAGCCAAGTACTCCAGCTCCAACGTTGACTGCCGAAGATAACCACTTCGAGTCAGCTCCAGCTGCTTCAGCAGATGAGGATGATACATTAAGTTATTTCGCTAAACTCGCAAAAGAATCTTAATTCTATCGGGGAGCTTCGGCTCCCCACCTTTTTATGTCCTACGAAAATAAAATCTTATATAGTATTGCAAGTATAGAAGATATTAACTTCTGGGCATTACCTAAATGTGGTAACACAACAATCAAATATAAACTTTTAGAACTCTATAATCCACAAATTATAAATGAATATTCGTCTGATAATGTTGATGAATGGGTACATGGTACCAAATTAATGGATTATATTGCGCCCTTTGATGCAATGTCAAATGGTAAATATAACTTTACTTTTGTAAGGAATCCTATTGATCGTTTCGTATCAATGTATAAAGACTTTTGTTGTACACGTAATATAATACAATCAGTACATGGATTATCTATTGATGGATTTATTGGTTACTTAGAAAATATACTTCAGAAAAGCATAATGTAAGAACAATGAAGATAGAATTAAATACGAAACAAGAAGAACGTATTAAGTATCTTTATTCAGATGATTATAAATATTTTGATTCAGTTAAAGATATAACTACCTTCTTCCTCCAGTAGCACCAGCTAATTCCATTGACGCCATAGAGTTTCCTGTAGGATTAACCACAGTACTTGAACTTGAACTACTTGAAGAACTATTCTGTTGAGTTACTGAAGTGACTACTGTTTGAGTAGTTATTGCTGATTGACCTTGAGCATTTTCTTGCGAAGTAGCTAAGACATCGGATTGTAAGTTAGGCTCAACAGTTGCTATTTCCTCAGGTGGTTTTGCTGCATCAGGTATTCTTTCTCCTGTTTCTTTGTCTATACCTGCATATTCATATACTGCAGAAGGTATTATTTTAGCCGCTGCTCCAGCAACTGAAAAAACAGATGCTGTTGGATCAGGAAGTCCAGCTCTTAATATAGATTTTATAAAATTACTTATAGCTTCTCCAATTGATAAAACTTTCTCAATTGCTGCATCCATTGCATTGCCAATCCATTCTCCAATTTTTGAAAAAAAGCCTGTTATTTTATTTACTATGTTTTGAAAGAATTCCGTGAATGAAAAGTCTGAAAAGAAATTACCAATGCTTTCTGTTGCTGCTGATGTTTTATCACCAATATATTTTCTAATAGATCTTGCAGGTCCAAAGAATAATTTTTCACTTAAATTGCCAAGCCATTCTTTTGTATTGAAATCTAATATTGCAGTACCTTTTTCTTTATTAAAAATCCCTACTATTTTTCCAAGTAACCATTTAGGTAAATCTATAAAAAATGCAACTAAGCCTGTCCATGTTTCTTTAAGACCTGCTTCCAATTTTTCCATTATGGTTCCTTCAGTATTAAAACCTTTAAGTATACCTTGAAATGCATAATAAATTGCTGTAATAGGTAAGAAAAGTTTACCTACTATTTTACCTATATTACCTAATAACTTTGGAGCATTTTTAAAGAATTTGCTATTTTTTAAATTAGTAAAGAAAGTTCCCATTCTCGAAAAGAAATTTCCAACTCTTTTAAATCCATTACCTATAGCTTTAAATGTTTTTAATATAAAGCTTACTGCTCTTATAATTGGTCCTATGACAAAAAGTGCAACCGTACCGAGTACAAGTCCTAAACCTTCTGTATTTTCTTTTAGATTTTCCCAAGCACCTTTAAAATCTCCTTCAACAGCCATTGTTATTGAATTGATTATGGTATTAATACCCTGAATTGCTTCTTGTAGTTTTTCAAAAAATAATTCTGGATCAATAAACAACATAGCTGCGGCCAAAAGACCACCAGCTCCTATTGCTTTACCTGCAAATTCATCAAAACCTTTAGCCACACTGTCAAGCTTGCCAGCCATTTTATTTAAAATGCTATTAGCTTCGTCTTGAGCTTTTTGTTTTTCTCTTTTTTCTTCTTCAGATTCTACGTTTTCTTTTATAGCTTCTATTTGTTGTTGTGCTAATTCTTTTTCTTGTGCTGTTGATGATTGATTATTGAGGATTTCATTTGCCTTTTCAAATTCGACTTTTAAAGCTTTAATGTTAGTGTCACCCACTTTCATACTATTCTTAAATTGATCTAAGAATATTTGCATATCAACAGTTTCTGATTCTGCTTTATTAGATTCAGTTGAAGCTTTTAACGATTTAATCAATGACGCCATCTCAGTTTTTTGAGCTCGTCTTTCTTTTGATCTACCGTCGTCTAAAGGTTTTTTATCCTCTGCCATTTAATTATTTCCCGAATGCTTTTCCAGCTTCTGATATACCAAATGCGCCAAGTGTTACAACAACAAATGATGTATATATTGTTTCAGAAACTTTTAAATCCATATCCCAGACTAATGCTGTTACTAAATCAGTAATACCAAACACTGTCATGAGAAAGAATGATATAAAACCAATGATTGCTTTTTCATTAATATCATTATCATCCAAAAATAAGTCCATGAATTTACGCTTAGGTGGGGCCAATTGATCCCTTGCCTTTTTAGCTTCTTCTTGCATTTCTTTGATCTTATCTTCTTGTTCATCAAGCTTTTCGATCATAGCCATGTACTTATCTAAATCGATTTCGACTTCATTTCTGCTGTTATCTGTTTCAGCCATTATTTTCTCCTATTCTCGTTTTTAATTCTTTCATTTTCTTTTTCTATCCAATCCTGTAAGAGAGCTATATAAATCTCCCTCTCCCACGGTATCATATTATCAAGTTCAGTTAAACTGTAACCATGATGTTGCATCATTGCAAAGTTAGTCCTATAATGGTTTACAAGACTATCGTGTGAGAGGCTTACGTAAAAAAACTTGCAATACCTTTTAATTCCATTGTATTGTGTTTATTACAACCTACACAATCCCACTCTGCATTATAATTTAATGATGGTAAATCTTCAAAGAATTCAGCTAACTTTTTAAACTGTTCGCCATTTAGACTATCTAAAAAAGATTGTACTGATTCTTTCGATTCATTACTTACATCATGCACTGCATCTGTATCATATATAGAATCCATGCATTGAATAATCATATCCATCATAGATTCAATACCACCTTCTGCGTCTATATTTTCAACATCAGAAAGTGCAGGATATCTCATCGTTACACCAACTTCTGATGTTAAAGGAATAACGTTATCCTTTTCAATATCATTAATTTGAATTTCATCTAAATTAATGTTAACCTCAGTAAGGGCTTCACATTCACATTTTAGTTTAATATTAACATTTTCACCAACTGATTTAGATCTTAAAGCTAAAAATAAAGCTTCAATATCAAACATAGCAAGTTTATCAACATCAATATCATCAAATACACATGATTTAATTACTTCTTTTACAGCTCTCATGATTGACTTCTGGTCTTGTGTTTCCATAGCCATCATTAGAACCTTTTCCTCTTTTACAAGATAAGGTCTAAAAGAAACCTCTTTTTTCAGCGACGGTACCATCGTGGTATATTTCGCTGTATTTAATTGTGGCAATGCCATAATTATTCTCCTATAATATTATCCAAATATATCAAGTGCGGACCTAATAGCACTTCCAGTACTACTTAATGGTCCTTCTGGTACATATTTATCATACGCAAAAGTCACACTCATCTTAATTGTATCACTTGTTTCTTGTGAAAGCTCAATGCTCTCAAATGAAACAGGATACGCCTTTTCAAGTTTTACTCCATAAATTGGAGTATTTTGCTCATCCAGTTGTTGTATAATAACATCAACCGCATAATTCTTTTTATATCCTACGATATAGCTTTCCTTATTTAATACATTTGATTGCCAAGTATCAAACATTTTTCTCATATAATAATCATTTGTAAGTAAAAATGTTATTGTGACATCATCATCAATAAAGGTATAAGGAAATTTGTTTGCTTGTTTATAATCTTGATGTTCAAAGGTACTTAGGCTTGTTCCTGGTAATGTTACACTTTGACAAAGAATTGAAATATCTCTTGGATCGTTAATTAAATTGTTAGCACTAAAGTTCCCAGATATTACCGAACCTATAACACTTCCAATATCTATATTTAAAAGTGATTGGCTTGGTGGTGTAAAGATAACATTAAATCTATTTGCCTTTGCAAGACCACCTTTTTTACTTATTAACGATTTTAAATTATCAATACTTGACATTAGCTTCTCGCAATTTTAAGACTTTCATTCCAAATAGAAGTCTTACTTTTCTTTTTAAATTGTTCTACTGGTAAAAAGATTGCTATTTCCCAATCTGTCATTGGTACTCTACTAAACTGAGAGACCACATGCTTACCTAGATAGTGTTTAAAACATGGTTTAAATTCTTTATATTTACGTACACTTTGTAAAAGATCATATCTTAATTTAACTAACCTTGTAGTATCTTTTACATTGTTTGGAGCTAAACTCATTAACTCATCTAAAAATCTTGCTCTGACTGGATAGTTTAAATAATGTAAATTTAGACCATAAAATCCGCCAGGAGCTGGATCAATCATGATTGTTAATGGAAATCTATCGTAATATGGTAGTGTTTCTTTAAACTTTGGGTCATAGAAATACATATACATATTACCACGAATATTTCTACCTGTTCTTTCTAAAGCATCATCTTTTAAAAGAGCTTTTCGATTTGGCATAACTAATTCTTGAGCTTTCTTTCGAAACCACTTTTGAGAATCTTTGGTACGTGCTTTTACACCAGCCCTTTGAGCTCCAGCTTGTAGTGTATCAAATAAACTTGCCATACTGTTATTTATAAAGAATTAGAGTATCTTTATGCCTAAATTTTTTAAAGTTTCTTCTGTCCAAACTTGAAACTTCCATCCTTTATATTCAGCAAAATCATTTGCTGCTTCCCATTTAGATATATTTTTAGCATATGTAGTCACTTCATTTATATATTTTTTAGTTTTACGACTACGTTTTTTTGGTGGCAGTGTTTGATTTTTAGGTTTAATTTCTATAAGATATGTTTTTTTATTGTCCATTTGAACAAAAAGATCAACAAAATATCTATGAAGTTTATTATCTGTCTTACATTTATATGGTATAACAACCTCTTCTGAATTCCACATCTTTACATTTGGATTATCTTCACACCATTTAAATGCTTGTCGTTCCCACAAAGATCGATATACAACCTTTCCTGGATTGCCTGCGTATTTTTCAGGCTTCTTAATTTTGTATTTCCCTTGATAACTCATATAAATAACTCTATAGTTTATTTTATTTATAAAGGTTAAGTATGACAACAAAAGTATTTCCAAGGTCGTTAAGAAGAGCCGGTGAAGGAGAAGGCCTTCCAAGTATAAGATTTTCAATTAAAAAATCATTACCAGCTGATGAATCTGAATTTCAATCAGTTCAATTATATATGCCATCAGGGTTACAGTTTACAGATGGTGCTAATTATAATGGAGTGAATTTAGGTGTTATCAATGCAGCAAAGCGATTTATTAATACTGCAAAAGAAGGTGAAAAATCTACAGCACAAAAATTTACAACTCCAGGTGAAGAAGTAGTTGCAGGATTAAAGTTATTAGATAAAATAGGAGTTGACCAAAATTTAATAGCTGCTCAGGCATTAGAACAAGGAGTGGCTTTTAATCCAGCAACTGCTCTTGCATTTGAAAATGTAAACTTAAGACAATTTTCCTTTGCATTTACACTTGTTCCTGAATCAGAAAAAGAGTCAAGAGATATTAGAGATATTGAAAATTTCTTTAGAAAATATATGTACCCAGAAGTTGAAGGTTTTGTATCACATTATCCACCAACATTTGAAATTAAATTTTATGATGCAATAACTAATGATGAAATAGAAGAAAGCGTTTACATGCCAATGATTCATGATTGTTATATAACAGGTGTAGATGTTACAATTAATCCAGAAGGTAATAGTTTTCACAAAGCCTCAAATGGTTTTGCACCAACATCTACTAATATGACACTCACCTTTGCTGAAGGTCGTATGCTATCTCGTCATGATATATACAACAAAGATAATTTACAATATAATTATTCTAGGCCTAATTCATCCGCTGATATTTCAGTAGCACCAAAAGGAGATTAATATGAGCTTTTTTAGACAATTTCCAAAAGTAGAATATGATTTTAATCGTACAGGAGTTTTACAAAACATGGTTGATCTCTTTCGGTCAGTCAGACCTTTACCATCTTTTTTAGATAATTATTCAGCATATAAATTTTATGAAATTAAAAATGGTGAAAGACCTGATATTGTATCACAAAGATTATATGGTTCATCACAATATTATTGGACATTCTTTGTTATTAATGATTTTTTACATGATGGTATGAGATCATGGCCGTTAAGTCAAGAAGATTTATTTGATTATATTGCAAAACAATACGAAGGATATGCTATCGAAACAAATCCAGTTATTGTACGTGATACTGATGGGTTAATAACCGATCATAGGAATAGCTTATCAGGGCGATTTACTCTTGGTGAAACAATAACAGGTGCAACAAGTGGAGCATCAGGTAAACTTGTTGCCAAAAATGCTGATCTTTCTCAAATCGTAGTA